TATAACCTTAATCTTATTTATAGTATTACTAGCCACATTTGATGAAACTCCGCCACCAGTTAAATACTTAATAGTTAAAGTTGTATTTGCCGGTGATGTTCCATATGTTTTTGTTTTTAAAAAGTTTGTTGGGTCAAAAGATTCTTCCAACCTATTAATAGAATTTGGTAATCCTAATCCAACATTTTTAAGATTTGGAATTAATAACTCATCGGATGCCGTTGGGTCTCCTGCTCCAAATTGTAAGGTTGTTGTACTATCACCATTAATTACAGTTGTAAATCTTTTAGGTGTTTTTATTGTTTTTAAAATATACGGTACGGTTGATTTAAACTGATATAAATCAGGATCATTTGTAGCCGTATTTGGTTGTTCAATAAATACCATTTCTTGTGCAAGATAAGGTACTTCATAGTACTTATTACCATCCGAATCTCTTACATCAATAATTTGAATTATATCGTTTTCTGGTAGGAGAACACTTTGATATGGCGAATAACTGCCAAATATTTCTTGTTTTACTCTCACATTACCGGAAATTATATCTCCGTATTTTTTTATTAAATACAAAGATGGTTCTCCTGTTAATGTATCTCTTTGATATACCGTGGTTTCTCTATCCGTTTCATCGTTAAAATCTATATAGTCCGTAGTATAAAATTCAACATTATTTTGTGATGATTCTAAAACCATTCCACTTTTAATTCTTAAATAATATTTTGAATCTGGTTTATTATCAACCCCACTACCAATAGACGGTACAAGTTGATATACTGATATTTTTGTTGTAGATGGGGATGTAACCAATGGTTTATATCCCAAGTATCTTGTTAAAGGTATTACACTTTGTAAATCATCCGCATATACCATTAAAGATTGTTTGAACGTATCATCAATGTAATAAGATAACACATCTCCCACATAGGCAGCCATTTCTATAAAAAGAGTACCTGGAGATGCATCACTAAAGTCATTATATGCTTTTGGAAAATATGTTCTCGCATACTCAACAAGATTTTCTTTAAATTGAGAAAAATCTTTATTAAGATATTTTATATCTTTTCCTCTATTTTTAAAATTTTTATTTATACTTCTTAACGCCATCTTAACTATTATTATTTATATTAAAATCAACATTAAATCCAGCATTAAGCCCCCTAGCATTAAAACTAATTTTAACGCCAACTTCATTTTTATCTTTCATTTCGTTGGATTGGTCTATTTGTATATCCGAAACTGTTAATTCTGGAATCCAATATCTAACTGCTGTTTCTATTGCATCGGATATTTTTTGATTTAGTTCATCATCATTTGGTTCAAAAAGAATCTGATGTAACTTTGTACCAAAAAGGGGTTGGTTTAATCGTTCACCTTGTCTAGTTCTTAATAAAAAAGTTACATTTGCTTTTAATTGTGCAATTGAGTCATAATTTTGAAAAAACGTATTAGTTCCCATTTGCATAGGAATATCCAATCCCAAAGCATAATCGCTAAGTTCTCTCAAAGATGGATTTGATGCTACAAAATATTGACCTACTACTACTGCCATTATTTCTTAAATCTTTTAACAAGCTCAGAATAATCCCTATTAAAAGCTTTATCTAATTCAGCTACACCAGTTTGTACACCTAATCCACTTTTTGTGCACCACCTGCAAATTCACCATAACCCATTTTTTCAGCCATAGCGGTTCTACCTACGATTGAACCCATATCCGATTGTCCAAAATTCATAGTTCTAAAACCACCATCACCGTTTGCGGCGGCAGTTCTAGTTTCATTAAGAATTTGATTAATCATTGGATTTTTACTAAATTCTTTTTCTTTTGTTTCAACCATTTTCGGTTTTTCTTCACCTAAAATAGCTTTAGCCATACTTAATCCAGTATTTTTTGGTTGTTTTTGTTCAGCCAATACTTTCTTCATTTCAGACCTTACTGCTTCCTTAATAAGAGTAGGAAGTTGTTGTTTAAGTTCCTCTTTAACTAGGATTTGAATGGCTTGTAATAATTTATCAGTATTCATACATTATTATTTGTTATGTAAATAAATATCTAATAAAGATTTTTTTAAGGTTTGATAATTATTACCTATAAATTTATTTTGAAAATATAGTACCACCGATGACTTTAGAAGATGGTTTTGCTCTTAAATCTAAAAGATACTGATAAACTCTATTCGGTATTCGTATAACGTTACCATTAGCATCTCTAGTAGGTACGCCACCACTACACCTTACATACGCACAATCGTTATTTGATGTAAAGTTTATATAATCTTTATCTACACCTGGTAAAATTTCTTTTATAGACCCGAATATTGATTGTTCTCTTGCAGGAGTTGGGCCTCTTAAATACCAAACTCTACTACTAGCAGGACCAGTAACAGGTTCAAACTGATTTGGTTTGTTTATAGTTTGTGTGACCGTTCTTGCGCCTAATACTCTTAATCTAGTTCTATTTAATATTACCGCTGCTACCCAAGCTTGTTCCGTTTGATTAACCGTTGATTCGGCTGCCACCAATGAGATAAAATTACTCCATTCTTGGTCATCAACAAATGGTTGTCCCATATATGCTTCGGCAACAGCTCTTGCTTCATCTATTTTTGCCGTAAAGTTTGTTTGCAGAGTTTCACCAAAATTTTGAACTGTAGTACCATCGGCTTTTACAAGATTTGGATATACAATATTTTGAGTTTGTACCCTTCCTAAATCTTCATCCTCAATAAATAAAATTCTTGTTGATTTGGGCTTTCCAGCCTGATAATTACTATTGATAATTCGTTCTCCAAGTTGACCTAATTCTATAACTTCTGGATCGGTTGGCATTATTTTATATCCTGTCCATGTAACCTGAGATGGAGCCGGTGTACCGAGTGGCAAATATGTGGCAGTTGTAACTATTCTACCCTTTACGGTTAATAAATGCTGACTAGCCATTCTGATAAACTCATCTATCAGTATCCCACAATTCATATTTGGATTTACGGCTGCCATTTAGTATTTATTTATGTGTTCAGATAAGATTTTTGATTGGTTACCCACAGGATGAAATCCATCTTTTATTACACCTACAGATATTTTAGGAACAATTGTTGCACCCGTTATTGTGGCTGCCATTAATCTTTGGTATTTTTGATATTCTTGTAAGTATGGAATATATCCTTCTTTTTCTCTAACATACCTGGTTAATGGCATATTTTCAATTAACATATCTTTTTCGGAATCATATCCCGTAATTACAATTGCTTTAGCTCCAGCTTTATTTACGGAATCTACCATACTCTGTAATGCAGATAAAACCGTTTCTGCTTTCCTTGCAGAAAATATATCATTAGTACCACCATATATATAAACCTTATCATATTTGGTTGTAGCCAGTTTCTTTTCCAATTCCGGTTTCATCCATAGTGTTAATTGTTTGCCACCAATTGCAAGTATCTCAACATTTGCTTTACTATTACTTTTTTTATAATATGATGACCATGTATATCCAGCATCTACCGTTATAGAATCACCTATCAGTAAAATCTTTTTAGCATTTTCATTATTTTCTTTAGCAGGTTTATTTTCAGAATCTTGTTTCTTTTTTTCCTCTTTTTTAGTTTCTTCCAAATCTCCTTGAACTGGCCAATTTCCTGGAGCAGTAATAGAATTACTTACACTTGTCAAATTTGCAGTTACGTTTGTAGCAATTTGTGTTGCAGTTGGCAATGGTATTGGAAAGGGTGCAAGTTGTGCGGTAGTCCAATATGCTTTAACACCTTTTCCCATTTCACCAACTAAATCATAAGGAGTAGTTTTGGATAATCCTTTTTGTAAAGCGGAAACAAATAGTTTTTGCATAGCCTCTACGTTACCTTTTGTAACTTTTATATTATCAGGTATTGTTCCACCTCTCTTTACCGCAGCATCGTATTCTTCGGCAAATGCTCTAGCAACATACTCTATATCAGGTACTTGTTTAGCATTACATATTCTATTTATTAAATTATTTTTGAATAGTTGCCAACTCATATTACTTTGGTAAATTTGGTATTTGTGATTGAATTTTTCCGGCTATATTTGATGCTTGAGAAGATAAATTTCCTGCTAACCCTTGAGCCTGTGACGCTATATTTCCAACTTGTGATTGTATATTTCCTGCTAATCCTTGCGCCTTTGATGCCAAACCTTGCGCCTGTGATGCTAATCCTTGCGCCTTTGCTGCCGCATCTTTTAGCTTATTAATACCACCGGCAGCTTTACCAATCATACCTTTTAATTTTTCTTTTTCGGCTTTTAATTCTTTTTTTGTTTTTGGTAAAGCGGGTTGCCTAAATTCTTTAAGTGGTTTAAATGGTGGTGGTTTTATACCTTTAAAGTTCGGTATAGTTGGTTTTTTGATATTTTTAAGTTTATCCGCCAATTCTTTTGCCTTACCTAATTGGGCTTGTGCAGCACCTATTGTATCGCCTGCTAATCCGGATATATTACCAGGCACAACACTCGTAATCGTATTTAAATTTATCCCTGCTGCGTTTTGTAATTGTGAAGTTATACTACCTACAGCTCCTTCTAGTTTTGGTGCTATATTTGAAGTTATACCACTTATCGTTGTAGTTCCTATATTACTCATACTAATAAATTATGACGTTTGATTCTGATTACTTAAAATATTATTTAATTTATCTTTAATTGCTCCAAATGCTTTTCTATTTTCAGAACCTATCGCAGAAGGGCCGGCCGGTGTTTTAAATTGCATATCACCTATGACATCAATTAATTCACCAAGAAGTGCAACTAATTGTTTTCCTTTTACTACCGGTTCTAAATCTTTACTACCTAAAAATATCTTACCATTTCCAGTAACCATTACAACATCTTTATCATTTGTAACAATATTAATATTATCTTTTACACTTATATCAATTCCAAGTTTATTATCAATAGATAAGTTTCCATCAGAAATAAATCCATAATTCTTTTTTGAATAGAATATCATTTCACCATTTCTAGCAGAAAACATTAATCTACCGGAACTTAAAAGAATTTGGTCTCCGTTTAATTTTGCAGGATAATCAACAAATGATTCTGGTTTTGTTTCAAAATCGGATTTTCCATTTTTATCCAATGTACCAGGAATAAATGGAAGTTCATAATCTTTGGATGATAATGCAATCGTGCTACCATCCATATTAACATCTTCTTCTATTGTAACATTTACATTTTTAGCCTGATTAAGCGGACTCTCTCCATTTCTAATAATGATTGTTGGTGAAAATGATGGAGTAGAACCGGCTTTATTATTATATGCTGAAAAACGTATTGATTGTCCAAATCTAGATTCAATTATAGAATCTCCTTCGTATAATTTTAATTTATGTATATTTGGTGTGAATTTAAAGTATTTTCCAAATTTATCATATTTTTTAAATTCACCAGTATTATCGTTATTGGTTATACCGGTTGTGGCTGTTTCTTTATATGATTGTAAATTTGGTGCACTTTGTGTTGAATTTTGTTTTGGATGTATCTTTAATGATATCTCATTTATGGCCGCACTTGAATTAGGTGTTTCATTAGTTGGTTGCATTCTTTTATAAAAAATACCTAATCCGGTCTTTATAATATGCACTCTCTCATTGATAGTTGGTAAATCTTTTTTAGTTGCATCTACCGGTAATGCAATAGGTATATCATCTTTAGAAACACCAAATGCATCTAAAGTTCTATAAATGATAGCCCCTATGAAAGTCAATCTATATCCTTCATCGTATTTTTTTAAATACTCATTATTTTCATCCGTTATAACATCAAAAACAACACCGATATCACTTTGAGAAGTTTCGGTAATATTTGTTGATAATATGTTTGATGTACTAATTCTATCGGTAGTAAGACCCATATTATTTCATTTTCTTTTTTAAATCTTCTAATTCAAATTCTAAATCATCTACTCTTTCAACCTCCTGTTTAGTTTCTTCCAATTCTTTAAGTAATTGATTCTTTTCAAATTCGGTTAAGAAACCATCTTGTCCTTCGGTTTTCTTTTCCGCGGCTATAATTTTAGTTGCAATAGTTGCCAGTTTAACTAACTGGTCATCGTTCTTAACTGAACTATCTATCAATGATGATAGTATAGGACCGATAGATGCAACATCACCCGCATGTTTTATCATCTTCTTTAATTCTTCTATTAAAGAGCTTATTTTTTGCTTTTTGCTTAATTGGTTGTTATAAATGTCCTCAAATAGAGAACTTAGATTTTTTCCTTTAAATAACTCGAAATCTGTTGACATACTTTATTATTTTGTATGTCTATAAATATGTGTTATGAAAAAAGTGGGATTATGATTCAATAATCTCAATGCTGATTTTGGGTTGATACCCATCAGGTAGTTGTCTATTAATACCCTTAAATTCGTTTACTTTGTTCTTAAAGTATGTTATTTGTAATACCTTATCAGTTCTTAAAGTATGTTATTTGTAATACCTTATCAGTTAGGTTCATTACAGTTTGAGATGATGTAGACATCTCTTTTGTATCTCTTTTCATATTCAATTGAGGTCTTTTTGGAAAGAATTCTTTTCTCATAGCTTGTGCTACTTCTTTCCAATCTTCTACCTTATCAACCGATTTCTCTGCTGATAACTTTCTCATTTTTGAACTTAAATACTTCTCACCATTTGTATATCCCGCATCGGTGAACATATGTCCGTGATTTGTACGAACAACAGGTGATTCGGAGTTTTGAAGTTTAACATCAGGCTTATGCTTTGATGTAGTTTCAATACTAACCATATGTTTTGGCGATGATACAAATGTATGTCCTTTTAATGATAGTCCACTTTTACCTTTATAAGTAAGTGTAGCTTTAACAGCATCTATCAATGTAGGTTGTTTGATGATATTTCTCATCTTATCACCATCAGGTCCAGGTTTACCACCTTTCTTTACAATCTTATGCTCTGCTTCATCGTGTCCAACTAATAGTGCCGAATTTACAACACCTATTCCTTTTTCGTTTAACCCCTCACTCCAGTCAGTTACTAAATCATGTAGATATGCAACTTCAACGCCATCGATAATGGTGTGTACAATTTCTAAAGATGGATTATACGCTCTATCTCTATTTTTAGCCAAGATAAATTTATCTCCAACTTCTTTAGATACAATGATGCACTCTTTAAGCACTTTTTTGTTTCTTTATTGCTTGTGATTGTTTAAAATTATTCATAGTTTGTTGAATAACTTTAATTTGATTTTTTCGTAACTTTACAGTATCAGAATTTTTATCTACTGCTTTAGCTATTTTATCTTTTAAATTCTGAATCCTCTCTCTGTATCTTGATATTCTTTCATTAGGAGTATTCTTATGACGTTCCGGTAATATATCTTTTAATTTAAGCATCTTAAAACGCTCCTTTTAAATTTGTATAGTCGTGTAAACTATATTTATCACCCGCCACATCCATCAATCCATTTAAAATTTTATCTCTATATTTTGAAATTTCAGCCGGCATTGAACCTTCTACTTTATGTATTATTTCTATTGCTTCCAATTTCTTAATAGCTTTAGTATCTTTTAAAAATTTTGCCAATTCCATTACCGAAGCAGTATGGTCATTTCTATCCGTCAATTTAGCTATCTTTTTAGATAAAGCTAAAACTTCAGGATTTTCATGAGGATTTCCAACTTCACTTACAATTTGCTTTCCAGTTACAATACCCATTAACTTTATCATATTATCCTATATAGCAGTTTAATTCATATTTAGATTTCATTCCATAAACCTGAATATGTAGTTGTTTTCTTTGCACCTTTCCACCTTTGGATAATTCAATACTAAATTTATTAGTCTTTCCTTCCGATGGTTTACGAGGTCCCATTCCTATCTTTCTAAAAGCATCATCATCGTTAATTTCATATCCTTGCTTTTCCGCATACTCTCTGGCTGCGTTTATTGCAGAAGTGTATGTGTTATGATATACATCAAACTTAGCCTCAGTTAGTAATGATTTTAACTTTATCATCTTATTTCTTTACTTTAATTTTCCAATATGTACCAAAACCAACATACGGTGAGAATGAACCATTAGTTCCATCGGTAGTTCTATTGTTTACACCTAACCCAAATTGATAAATTTTATCTTTTTTAGTTTTAAGAAGTAAACCAGCTCCTACTGAACTTACAAAGTCAGCTTTATTAAATCCACCATTTAAACCATAGTATAATTGTGTTTTTGCAGGTTCTTTAACAATAAGTTCTTCTTTAATAATTCTTTCTTTAACTTTAGCATCCCAAGTTCTACCTAAAATTCTATTCTTTGTGATAGTATCGGTTAATGCAATAGTTCCCAATCCACCATCCAAAGTTAATGTATCTTTGTAAATTACTTTTGCTAAGTAATCTTTAAGTAATGCTGCGGTATCCACATTTACTAATTCTTTAAGAACTAATGTATCTACATCAATTACTTCGTGTATAATATCTGCACCTTTTTTAGTTACTATTTTAGTTTTTTCAACTTCAATTGTATCAATTGTGTGCTTTAATACTTCATATTTTTTACCATCAATTCTGATAGTTCTTCCACCTGGCATAACTCCACCTGGATTAAACCATTGTAGAAGAATGTAGATGATTAATGCTGCTATAGCAATGTTTTTGAAATTAACAAATTTTTTCATAAGACGTGTTTTTATGTGTATAAATATTAGAAAGCTAATTTTGAACCGATTTGAAAGTTGTTTAACAATTTAAAATTAGGTTCAAATGTCATAGCTCCCCTATAAGAAGTTGATAATGCAAATCTTCTACTGATTTTATAATCGTATCCCAATCCTACAATTGCACCGGGTGTTCTACTTACCGAACTATTTCCCGTCATTGTGTTCCAAGCTATTGGAGATTGCATTAAGAATACTTGTGGGGTTAGTGTAACCTTTCTATTATACTGGTAGGGTTTCATCCAAAATCCAACTGCGGATGCACTTAACGAAACATCATACCCACCACCATTCATTTTTGGCATCATTAAGGTAATAACACCCACATTATATCCGAATGTTCCGTATTTAGGATGTGGTTTAATCCAGGTATACCCATTAAGGTTCATTAGCGTTCCTTTAAGGTAAGCAAATGTAGTTCCGTATGAATGTATCGCATTTAATTTACCATCCTCAAAATCCATCTTAGTCACCCCAGCACTCAATGCAAATTGGTTTAGGGTACTCCAAATAAGTGCGGTAGCTGAGTATGATTTATCACCCATTAGAGATGATTTGGAAACACCCACACTCATCATTACGGCATATCTACCTTCCATATCCTCCGTTCCTGCTAAATCACTAGCTAACATCATTGGATTAGCTACTGCTTTTTTCTTCTCTTCTTTTTTCTTTTCAGATTTTTTCTCCTCTTTCTTTTCTTCCTTTTTTTCTTCTTTGGATTCTTCTTTCTTCTCTTCTTTTTTCTCTTCTGATTTAGATTCTTCTTTCTTTTCTTCCGATTTACTTTCAGACTTTGATTCCTCTTTTGATTCGGATTTACTTTCAGATTTACTCTCTGATTTTGTTTCAGATTTAGTCTCCGTTTTGGTTTCAGTTTTAGTTTCAGATGATGAAGATGAACTACCTGATGAAGATGATGAAGATGAACTACTACTTCCAGATGATGCCGGTGGAGTAGAACTACTACTTGATGATGGTGGTGGTGCCGATGCCGTTGGTGGAGGTGTCGATGCAGCTGCTGCACTTGCACTACTACTTGCTGCCGCACTTGCCGATGAACTTGCCGCAGACGATGCAGCCGAACTTGCAGCTTGTGAAGCGGCTTGAGATGCTGCTTGAGCTGCCGCTTGAGTTACTGAACCGCTCCAGCCATTACCTCCTGTGGAGAAAATACTCTTATCTGATTATAAAATGATACGGTTGCAAAACCATTTGTAATTGTGGTAGTTGCTATTTTAATTTCACCTGTGCATTTATCCTTATAAGTTTGGGTATAGGTTTGTCCTATCGCTTCAGTAGCGAATAAAGATATAACAATTATCGTTAAAACAAATGCCCATTTTTTCATTTTAGAAATTGATACCCAATCCAAAAGTGCTGTTTCTGATTATTGGGTCATAATCGTATTTTATCGTTAAATTTTTAAAATCATGTAACGCTCCAACTTTCACAGTTGTAAATCTATCTCTATATTTTGGAAAAGTAATATATCCAATATCATCTTTACCTCTCCATTTAACATCTTCGGTAACACTACCAATCATAAGGTGAATACCTGTTCTTTTGATTCTCTTACCAATACCAACATAGAAATTTCTTTGTTCTACCAAATCACTTACCATTGGAAAATCAACTTGTGTTATATTACCATAAGGAAAGAATGTAGAATTATCTCTTTCAAATGTTGAATTATATTCAGCTATAAAATATGCTTTAGTTCCCATAGTAAAGAATCCACCAATTTGGTTACCACCTGTTGTTTGAATACCGAAACTGATAACAGGTTTCTTACCTTTAATAGTATCTCTTTTTCCATCATCATATACATAAACTCTTGCAGGCTGTCTATATCCCCAATCGTTTAAATAAAAGCCAGGGTTCCAAAAGTTCCAACCAAATGCGGGTGCTCCCCACATATCCCATCTATTCCAACCCCATCCCCAATTGTTCCAACCCCATGGGTCTCTAACAATTATATTTGAACCTGGTCTTGTTCTTATAGGTCTATCATACCCTCTTGATGGTGGTTGACTTCTCCAATTACTAACATCGTTTCTTTGTGGAATTGATTGTTGTATTGATGGTGTAGACCTTTGTGGTGTAGGTGGATTACTTCTCCAATTACTAACTTGTGAAAAAGCTAGTGTTGGCAAAAATGCCAATAAAAATAATAGATTTTTCATAGGTATATTATTTAGTTACCTATAAATATAAAAAAAGGGAGTATTCACTCCCTTTCCTTTTAATTTCCTTTTGATGGGAATCTAGTCCATCCATTCACCCATATTGGTTTATCTAATTCAGGTATTACCACATCTATCTCTTTATTGCCTTTACCCAATGCCAAAGTTTTAAGTTGGTCATTTGTTAAAATTGTGGTTGCTCTACTGATAAAGTTTAGGGTAGGATTAAATGTTCCTACTGAATTGTTTTCAAATACCGAAACTCCATCTTTTACAAATTGTGCGGTTTCATTGCTTTCCAAACTCAATCCACCTTTCATCCATCCCCAAATTACACTATTCTTCATTGTGAATTGCGTTGCTCTCCTAAATCTCAAACCTAAATTGTGGTTTGCTAATGCAGTTGATACATTAGGTCCAACTAAAATCATATTGAATAGTTTTGGATGTGTATATGGAGTTGCAGTTGAACCCGTTCCATCGTTATCACACTCAATACCATTTCCAGCATCTCCGTTATCTACGAATTGTGGGTCTCTCTTTGATACACCATTTGTGATAGTTCCAGTGTATCCAAAATCAAAATCAAAATCATCATCTGCGGTTGCAAATGCGTATAAGTTTTTAGCATTTACAGTTCCCCCAAAGAACTCAAACGCATCATCGTTAGCATAGATAGTTTGTACATTCTCTATAATCGTTCCACTACCTACTCCACCTAATGTAAGTGCGTTGATTTCGGAGTTTGGCATTGCTGCGATTCCAGCATATTCAATTCTTACATATTTTAGAACACCACTATTATCGTTATCTAAAGTTCCACCATAAGGTCTACCAATACCACCTTCAATCGTTGGTGTAGTTGCTCTATTAGTTGATGCCATACCTAATATTACAATACCACCCCAATCACCAGGTGCTTTTTCACCATCAGGTTTTCCTGAAGTGAATACAATTGGTTTTTGTGCAGTTCCTTCTGCAATTATTTGTGCACCTCTTTCAATACACAATGCACCCTTTTCGGCAACATCAGATATAATCTTTGTGCCAGGCTGAATTCTTAATTGCGAACCATTTGTAATATAAACATATCCTTTTAATGTCCACACTTTATCTGCGGTTAGTGTAATAGTTTCATTGTATGTTCCACTTAATGTTGTTGAAGTAGGAACATTTACAGGTGGTTCACCACCACCTAATTCTTTTTCGCAACTGAATAATCCTAAGATTAAAATAAGTCCTAATAACTTTCTCATAGTGTTAAATTTAATGTTAATGAAATCGTTTGTTCGTTGTTTGTTTTAATTAGATTTCGTTTTGTTTGTAACTTTTGATAATAAACCGATGGTTGTGCAAATATATCTGCTACCGCCAATTTAATTTCTCCTTTTTTTAGTTTATGTAGAAACACCACATCAACTACATCTCTAGCGTTCTCAAAAATATTTGCATATCCTTGAAAACCAACTGCAGATATTCTATCACCAACTCTATTGTATGATATGTTAAG